GTTTCCCAGTCACGATCGCCTGGCGATCGATGAAGCCAAAACCGACATCGAAACCAATTCAGACAGTCTGGCTGCCGCCCAGCGCGGCATCATGGCTGAATGTGACGGGAAGGATCCGGCAACGCTTGATCCTGGCCGGTGGCCGCTATGCGTCGGTCATTGGAAAGCTGCTGCCATCGCTAAGCAGCGCCTGGACGAAGCCCGCAGTCGTCGGGCAGATCTTGGAGCTCGCAAGGTGGTGAACAGCGGAGCAAAGCGGTTTGCTGCTCTGCTCTTTTGGATGACGGAAGACACGGTTGCCTTGTATCAGCCATTCTTCCAGCCGCTGGCGTTGTTTCTTGGCGGCACATTCTTTCCGGCTTTGTCGGTCCTGATTTTCTCAAACCTTGGGCCGATCATCGACCGGCGACAACAATTCGCTGGGACCGTCGATCACAAGATGAAAGACATAACCCCGCATCTCCACCCTATTGAGGTTGCTCGCCGGAAGGCTGGCCGCCCGCTCAGCAATAGGGAGGTCGCTAGAGCAATCCGGGGCGACGACACAAAGGCGCACAGAGTTGTAAAGGCGCTTGTTGCCCAGGGCAAGCTGGTGAAGTGGAAAGAGCCGAACGGAAAGGAGGTCTGCATAGACCTTGTGAAGAACTGATCAGAGGGGCTGGCGCTAGCGCGCTGGCCCCTTTTTTGTTTTTTGCGAATATGCTAAATTATTCGACGGCTAGATTCCGAGTGTCCAAGCAGTGGAAACCAACGGAGGAAGCAATGAAACCAGCCCGGGGAAAGCCCGGGCTTTTTTATTTCTAAATCTCCAGAAAATCTGCGGCGCAGTAGAGACAAGCGACAAGAGACATCATGTCGCCAATGTGCGGTGACGGCTTGCCAACAAATGCGTAATGCAGCACCGTGTACGCTATTGCCATGACCGCCAGCGCTCCGAATATTATTCTATAAAACAAACCACCCCCAATGATTTATTAAACGGTAGGTGATTTGGTTTTAAATTCCAAGTTTATACGCTTGGTTGAATATTGGCGTATAACGTTTTCAACTATCTGTTTCACTTTTGCATATCAATTTCACGGCAATCACTTGGATTTCACGTTTTCATACGTGAAAACATCAATATTCATCGAGATCGGCGGCAAATTTTGTTTTCTTCTTGGTTGCGACTTGGTTGCAACATTTGCATGTGCTTTTCTGATCGCATTGCCACTTGTAATCATCGTGAAACCGTCTTCAAACTCAACGCAGATCGAGTTCATTCTACCCCTGGCAGTTACCCGGCATAATTGACCCTTGCGGCCTAAGCGCTCCCAGCGATAGATATATGGCCACTTCAATTCCATTTAGTCCTGGCCAGTGCTTCCAAAGCCGCCATCTGCGCGCTCAGTCGTCGACAAATCGTCGACGACTTGAACGTGCGCCAATGCAACTGGGGCGATGATTAGTTGAGCGATCCGCCGTCCGGCCGGTATCACGATACGGTCGAGCGACATGTTTCGAAGAAGAATGATGACTTCGCCGCGGTAATCGCTGTCAATCGTGCCTGGCGAGTTTGGAATTATTAGGTTTTGCTGTGAAGCGCTTGAGCGAATCCTGATCTGGCCTTCATAGCCTTTTGGGATCTCAACCGCCCAGCCGGTTGGTGCCTTGGCAACGCTCAGAGGCTGGATGCTGATATCCTCTACAACACGAAGGTCCATGCCTGACGATCCGTCTGTCTCGTAGCACGGCAAAGGTAGATCGTGATTTCGCATCCGCTTAAATAGTAGTGTTGGGTTATCCATCACTCCCCCATCCTTTTGATGTACTCAGGTGTTGGTTCAAGGATTTTCATGGGTCAGTGTCCCTCATGTTCGCCGCACCAATCACCAGCCTCAGTGATTGGCCAAACAGCATGGCCATTGTGAATTTGGGGCGGCCTGCATCTACACTTCCCGTGAGCCATGGCCGAAGTTCTTTTCCTGTCGTACTTATCGGCCTCGTCCCAAAATACGCAGGTGTGGCAATAGGAGAATTCTTGTTCCACTTCGCTCATGCCAGCACCCGTCTATTTCTGTCTCTAACTGACCGCCAAAGCCCTACAAAACGGCTTTTTGAGTCGAATGGACAGCCTTCGACCTCGTCCAGCCTCTTTCTGAGCACGGAAGCAGATTTGTTTGTGATGCCGACGACCGTTTCATAGTCAGATGTCTTGGCGATTCCACAAGTGTCCCAGTACAATGCACAAGCTAGAAGGCATTGCTTCAAAGTCATCTTTGTCGAATGAAATATGGTCCCAGCAGTAACCCCGTTATGGCATCCGCATTTATTGCACTTGATAACTGGTCTGGTCGACAGCCGCCGAAGATACCGATCCCCAGAACCACAATAGCGGCATCGCATTGGATTGCTGTCGTCATCCCAGCGCAGACCAATGAAACAGTCCATTGCTTCACGTTCCGAATAACCAAGGATTTCTTCGACACACTCCATCTCTACTCCCCTCCTGTCTCAGAGGGTGGGGGAGTGGCGATGGTGCTCTGATCATCCTTTAGGAACCCTGCTTCGCTTGGAACCTCGAACCCGGCAGCATTTCTATGACCACCACCACCATAAGTCTCAGCGACCTTTGACACATCAACGCGGTCGTCAGTTGAGCGCAACGAGCACTGAAACCGACCATCTCCTCGCTTAAACCAAGCAGCGGCAAATGGGGCGTCCGGAAATTTCGCAAGAAGGTCGTTCGCGCAGTCACTGGCAAAGTGATAAGGAACATTAACCGTTGGAACTTTGTATCCGCCGATCTTGTCCTGAAAAGATTGTTCTACGAACTGCGCTATCAGCTTCTTTTCCGCTCTAGCGATCGCCCCACCATCGCGGATCAGGCCAATAAGATTCTCATCGTCGGCCCAAGCATCCCAACGCTCGAAGCTGTGATCATAACTACGAATTGCAGCAGACACGTAACGTGTATACGGCAAATCGAAGCGCCACAGGTCGCGATCTTCGACGTGCAGAATGAACTTCGGCACTGGAAGTCCTGGATGGCAGAATTCCCAAGCCATTCGGGCTCCCGATTTATCCATGTCAAACCAAGCGATAATCGGCAGGCAGTTCTGCATCAGGCAATGCGCCACATCGAACTCAGAATTGGCGAGTTTGTTTTCAAGTGTTGAAGGCGGCTGTTTAGATCCCCACTCCATCATTTCCGACTTGGCCGTCTTGTGATGATCCAAAACAACGATCGATTTTGCGACACGCCCCATCGCGGCCAACACATCTCGCTTGTATGAGAAGTCGACCATTATGACGTTCTTGTCCGTTACATCTGGTGGTGCTTTGCCGTAGATACCGGCAACATATTCGACGCTGTCTCCCCATCGCTTCCACACTGCGTAAGCAGCACCAAAACCGTCATCGCAGTTGCCGTGATAGATACAAATTTCAGGCTTCCACATCATCCCCTCCTGTGCTCATCGCCCATCTTGAGCATTCGTTGTGCTTTCAGACGGCGCTCTGTTAAATTGTCTCTGACATTTTCCGCCCTGCCCTCATCAAAATTATTGTCCCCTGTCAGGGCTAGCCCAAAAGCTATGCACTGGCCGACAGTCAAACCATTGTTTGGCCCGTCTTGGATGACTGCATCAAGGAATGGGTGCTTCAAATCTCAATCTCCGGTTCGTCTTGGTGCCTGTCTTCCCAGGCTACCCACTTGCCGTTTTCGTCCTTCGCTTGAACGAGAAGATTGCTGGGACGCATTGCGATGTCTGTTGCCTCTTCAGCAGCAGCGAGAGCACCGGTATGTCTCGCCATCTCGATGCGAAGCCATTTCTGCATCTCAGGCGAGTGTGCCATTCTCTCAAAGGCAGTCTTCTCGTTCGATAACTTGTCCCTGTGGTCCTGGCTGTTGCCCCGGGCGCCTGACGGCTTGTGGAATACCCTGACGCAATTCCTGTGCTTGTTTCTGTGCTGGCCGCCAGCACCGGATCCTGAATAGTAATTCCATTCGCAGTCAGCTCGTGTCACCGAGAACAGTCTTTCCTTTGGCATTTTCGCTATCTCCCGCAGCTATCGCCGCATAGTGGATACATATCGCGCGGGTTTCCTCAGAAACGCATGGGCGCATCGAGATAATTCCGCAGTGTGGACACTTGCGCCGACGGCGCTGCTTGATAGCTACTTCTGCCATTGCCAATCCCGGCGCATGGCAATTGCTCCAGATACATTTTCGTGTTCTGAGCATGGATCGAATTGGTCTGGCTGTTCTTCCGGTGGCAATTGGGATTCAAGTTCAGCGACACGTTTTTGAAGGTACTCAATGACGCTGTCCCGATGGCGAACGCGTTCTTGCAGAATTAAAACTTCTGACGATGGTTGTCGGTCGCAAACTGGATCATCAACAATAAGAATTTCGGCAGATCGCCCGACAACTTGGTCTAAGCCGCGGCGGCGGACATCGGCAAGTTCTGTTGCTGTCATGTTGGCGTAAGGATTGTGGGCCATTAGGTTTGGCCTGCCATCGTCCCGGTCAAGCAGTTTGGCGAAGTGCGTGCTTTCAACGACACAGGCTTTCAATTGATCGGCCCATCTTTTTCCATCCTCTGAATTGGCCCAAGCTTTGATGAACTCTTGTTCAATATGCGGATCAGTTATCTTTGTCGATGCCATTGCTTGTTCCTCAAATCCTGCCGCCACTGCGAAGCCTCAACGTTTCGGCCAAGACAAGTGACGGTTTCTTGCCAACGTTCTTGGTCGAGTTCTCGCTTTTTGATAGAACCAGCCCGCCGTCCTTCAGGCACGCGTCGATCAGTGCGGCCAGCTCTTTGCTGTTCATCTCGACCTCTTTGAATTTTCTATCTCGACACGGCCAGCAGCAACTGGACGCTGCTTCTTCGATTTCTTCATCGCGATCGCTTCTGACACGTTCCGCGGACGGCGCTCGTTCAAGACTTTACCGTCTTTGATCTTGGTGCCTTTTGGAAGGCGAATGCGATGGCCTGTCATGACGCGTTCCAGATTGGCTCTTTTGCAAGAAGAGCTTTCAGATTGTCGTTAGGTCTGGGCGGTTCATCCAGGTCGCGATTCATCTGCTTCACTGCGTCTTCAGGCAGCACCCATTCTGCTTCCGGCAACGGAACCCCGCAAATGAAAGATACCCAGGCATCACCTTTTGAAGTGGATCTTCCGTCGGCGTCTATCAACTGCTGATCTTGAAGCCATCGTTGAGCGTCAACGCATGCCGGGCTCGACCATATTTTTCCCATAATGGCGTCCGGCTCCGGGCTAACGTAGCAGGCCAGCATTGTCTGAATTGTAAGTGGTGATACGCTCATCAATCCGTCCTCTACTTCATCTTCTGGAAGCGCAACCTTTGGCGTTCAATCATCAATCTTGACGCGAATGACAATCGTCCGCCCGTCTCTCATAAGATCGTACTCACTGGTAAGACCGGCAGCGATAGATCCAATTCGCTTTCGAACGGCTTCGCGGACCTTCTCAGCGGCCTCGTCTGCTGCCTTCTCGACTGCTTCGGTCACGGCCGACCGCAAAGCTTCGTCTAGCTTCTGCTGCAAAGTGATTTCAGTGATTCCAGCCATAGCAGTTCAAGCCGCCTCCCTGAGTTTCAGATAATGACTGATGTCGACTACGCGCTCACCGCCGCCAGGATCGTCTTCCGGATCTGGATCGCCATAGCGCCAGCCTTCAGCAAGAAGACTGAGTGCTGCCAAGCACTGGCAAGCATGGCTATCGGTGCCGGTCTCGCAGCGCCTCAGAAGCTCTTCAACGAGTCCCTTGTAGGCAACGCTTAATGGATCAGTTACGGCCATGGCTGCTTCGCTCCAAAGTCTGGTAATAGAACGCATGCATGAAACCGAGGTTTAGGGCTTTGCCCTGCTGGCCAATCAAGGTCATATGCCATAGCCAGATCGCACGCCCTGACCGGCCATTGCCGTCGGTAAACGGATGCAGCGTCTCGTATTCAACGTGGGCGTCCCATGGATGGATGGAGTTGCTGGCAATGCGCTTCAAAAGCGACGAAAGCCGGTCGGCAATTTCTGGGCCGCTCGATGGCGCTATGTGATTGCCGACTCTGACGCCATGAATATCTGTTGTGGATCGAAGCACAGCGTTCGGCTGAACAACCTTTACGATGTCGACAACATGCCGAACCTGGATACGCTTGCGCCGAATGAAGTCTCGATGCGCTCGAACCTCTTCTTCAGTAGGAGTTCGAACGATGCCTTCAATCTTGTTGCTCTCGACAATAAAGTGTCTGATCCCAGAACTTTGGTGTGCCGCTCTAATATGCTTGTCAACCTGAAGTCCGAAGGTCACGCTACCGTCTCCATCCATGTTCTAAGCTGCTCTTCCAGTGCCGTTGGTACTGGCCGTTCCGCTGCAACGATGTCGACGAATGTCAGAAGTTCGTCACCGCGCTCCTCATTGCAATCTCGACAAGCCAGAACGAGATTCGAAAGCTTGTTGTTTCCGCTCCTCGATATCGGACGAATGTGCTCAAGCGTCATGTCGTCCCGCCTATGAATCGTCCCGCATTGGGATGGCCAACGCATGCGATCGCCGCACCAGTGACAGTGTCTTCCGTCCCGACGAAGAAGCGCCGTGCGAAGTCTGTCTTTGTGGTGCGTGCCTGGCCGGTTCATGGTCTAAAGCGCTCCCATTCCTCGAAGCAGGATCTTCTCGCGCTCGACGCGGTCAATCATTCGCAGGATCGTAAGATCGTTGAATCCGTCGATGCGCAGTTCCTTGGCGCGCTCAAAAATCCAATGCTCCAGCGAAGCTATGTCGTAGTCGCCAGCCATGTGTGCCCAGCCTCGCCGGATGGCGTCGGAGTCCTTCAGCACATATTGCTTGGCCAGCCTCGCCATTCGCTCAGCCTTCTTGCGGCCTTCACCGTGTGCTCCGATGAACCAGACCCGCGATTTGACCTTGAGATCGTGATACGGACACTGCTCAAGCATTCGCCGGCTGGTGTTGTCATCAAACGGAACCGTCACTCCAATCTTGAGCGGGCGCCCGAGAGCGTTGTCGCCGGAATAGCGCGGTATAGGTCCGTCGGAGCTCGCCAGATAAACGGCACACAGCCCTTCACGGCGCCAAGCCTCCTCAAAATCAGACGGCAGCCTCCGAAGGCGAGCGGCGACATCGAGTTCTTCAAGATTCACTGCGCGATCTCCTGAATGCTTCCTGGCGCGCATCAGCGTAGGCCTGCACGATTTCCTTTTCTGGAATGCGCATTGCCCGGGCGACGGCGCCGGTCGAATATCTTTCGGCTCTCAACTGAAACAGGAACGCGTCATCTGGATGTGCCCAATGGTAGGGTCCCAGTCCTGACGGCCAGCTTTCGACGTCTGACACGTCACGGTTCGTTGCATCCCAGCGCGCAATGCGTGCTTCCAGCTCTGACGCGTCAACATGGAAGTCCTGATAGTCTTCCTGGCGCAAACCAGGCAGCCGACCGGTGCGGCTTGATCGCAAGTTCTTCTGAACAACGCGGGACGAGATCAGTAGGTCTTTTGGCCAGCACGCTCCTATGCGCTTGTGCTCGTGCATCAGCATCTCAAGTGTGCAGATGCGCCGGAGTATCCTTATTTCGCACTCCAAAGCGGTCACGGGAGGCTCACCAGCGCCGCCGAGACGAACGCGAGGGTTGACCCACCAGTCGTCGCCGATGGAGCTCTCTGGCTCGCTTGGTGGCTCAGGCGAGCTTGCCCATTCAACGTTCTTCTGCATTGCCATTGGATCAGGCAGCGGATCCCGCCATTTCGAAAGATCGACAGGACGCCAAGCCTCAATTCGGTTTGCAGGCACTTCGCGCGCCTCGCGCAACGTTCCAACACGCCATTTCTGTTTCCCGGCCGCTGTGAACTTACAGAACCCGTAGACGTCTTCTCCGCCAACGCGCACATAAACCACTCGGCCTTCAGAATAGAGTTCAGAAGGGTGGTAGTAGTCGTGCTGCTGCTGCTGGCTGCCTGTCATTCTGCTAGCGATACCTCTGCGTCTGGAAATTCTTCGAGCGCTGCCTTCAACGCTCTATCGTCCTTCAGTTCAATGGCGATCTTCAGTGTCGCCTCGTTCTCTTTCATCCACTCAAGTGTCTTGCACAGTTGCTCGACGGCTTCCCGGTCTTCAACGACACCGTCGCTGAGCGCTTGGTACAAAGCCGTCTGTCCGGCATTGACCTGCCGGTCGAGAGCGATCTTCTCGGCCATCAATGGGTCTTTCCGTGAATGTTGAGAGGATCCGCGTCGTGATCGTAAGGAAGCGGCGGCGGTGTCACGTTCTTCAGTTGAGGCTTGGCGCCGACGATCTCGTGAATTGCGTCTGACACGTCAGCCTTGATCAATTCGCGTCGCTGACGCGCTCTGGCGAACACCAACTCGAGCTCTGCTCGCAAATTATCGTCACAGGCTTTCATCCTGTTATCGATATGTTCGATCATCTTCTGCTCGCGCTGATGGTTTTGTTCGATCACGTTCAGGACTTCCTGAAGCGAACTGACAAGATGCTCTTCTTCTGTCGACATTGGTGTACCCCGGTGTTCCATCAAACGGCTGCCGCCTTACAGGCAGATTCGAATTTACTCTCCGTTGCTTTAGTCATGCCTCGCCGTCCGTGCCCTCGCCGGCCTCGTTCGACTGCTTCGACTTGCTGCGATCGATCCAATCGGTCAGCAACGATTTTGCCTCTTCCTCGCGCATTTTGTTGCGCTCGTCGTCGGCCAGCCATCCGCGCGCCCAATCACCGAGAGGCGTCCCTGACAGACCGCCCAGCGCCCGCCGGTAGGTCTCGACGATGGCACGGTGCTTGACGGTCTTCTCACCGTCTGCAGCGCGTTCCTTGAGGATCTGCTTCAGCGCCTTCTTGTCGAAGCCGTCGCCATGTGCCTTCTCGAATTCGGACTTGATCATCGCGTTGACTTCGGCACGCTCTTCCTGCAGCGACTCGATGCGGGCGATGAATCCGGCGAGATCCTGAACAGATTTGTTTCCAAGGTCGGTCTGTGTAGTCATTTTCTGTCATCTCCGTTTCTGGCTGATAGTTTGGGCCCGGTGCCGGTCGTCATCCGAGTTCGTCTCCAGTTTCCGGCTTTGCGTAACTGTAGGCTCTGCGAACCTGCTGGCATTCAATGTCGTGATACTCTGCGATCTGCTTGCCTTCGATCACGATTGGCCAGCGCCCAAGCTCTATGACTTCGTCTGCCGGCGCCGGGCGAGGCCCAAGAGGTCCGATCGCATCGGCTTCATTCTGCTGCTGCATCGGAAACCTCCATGTCGAGAAGATCATTGCCGTCGGTGAATGGATCGTCGTCGACCTCAACACCAAGAGACCGGATCTCAGTCTCAATGTCTTTCGAAGCTTTGAGGCTGTGCTGGAGTAGCGCCCGGCAAAGATCGTCTTCATGGGCGAAATTCAACTGGCCAAGCCGCAGAAGCGTGTTGTCGTCGAACAACAAGACCGCAAGTTTCTTCTTTTCTGCCGGGCCCATTCTTCCAAGATTTGTGGCCAATGCTGCGGCATCGTTGCGTTCATTCACGAGCTCGACGAGCCGTTGAAGATCACTAAGCTTCATTGAATTTCCCCACTAATTGCCTTGCGCGCACGTCATATCCATCGACAATTGATCAGCCTTCTTTCTTTCACCCATGAAAAGGTCAGGCTGTCTCATAGCTTCCTCAATGCGCTGACACGCAATGTCGAAATATTTTTCAGACACCTCTATGCCAGTGAACCGACGGTCTAATTTTTGACAAGCAACGCCTGTGGTTCCGCTCCCCATGAAAGGATCCAAAACTGCGTCTCCTCCCGATGTAAAATCGGAAAGGAGTTCCATCATAAGAGATACTGGTTTTTCAGTTGGATGCTCGCCGTGTCGATCTTTGTTATTTGTCAGGTGCGTATAGACGCCGCGCTTTCCTCCAGCATTCCATTTTGAATACCCAGATCCACACCATGCTGTGACGATGTTTTCGGCACCCTGCGCCGGACCTTGTCCATTGAGTTGGGGGGTTGCATCCGGCTTCACCCAAACACATGCGCGCTTGTATCTGAGTGCACTGCAATTGATCTCGTCGGCCCATTTTGCAATGCCCTCTGGGGTGCAAAAAACAATCAGCCAGCCATCGCATAATTGTTCTACGCAATGGACGAATGGCTCTCTAATTTCGTCAATTGATTTGAAATCCAATGATTTTAGAGTTGGGCCACCATCGATCCGAGACGGACCGCTTTTGCTATTCTTGGCGGCATGCATCCAGTTCTCGTAAGGCGGATCTGACACAATATGAGAAAATCGCCCCAGCGATTTCATTATCTCTAGGCAGTTTCCCAGGTAGAGAGTGTGGGGGCCAATGACTTCCTTTCGCTTGTAGGTCATCATTTGGCCTCCCTGTAGGCCTTGCGTGCTTCGGAGTAGTCTCCGGTGACAGCAAGTGTGCGTTGATAGGCAAGGTGCTTTTGCGCGCGCCTGTCATCCGTCGCCTTGCCAAGTCTGCTGCTGCGGTATCTGCGATCGATATCGCTGGACCCACCACCCTTTCGCTGACGCATAACAACGCGGACATATTCAATGGATGTGCCAAGCTCATCCGCAATTTGCCTTGTCGTCCGTTTTCCGTCGTCAAGCGCCATGATCTTGCTGGCCAATGTCTCTCGTCCGGCCTGGTGCATACGGGTCTCTTGCGCCGCTCTGCTGACTCTACTGACATATCCAGATGAGCACCCGACACTCCTCGCCACCTCTGCTTGCGTCAATCCTTCCGCAAGCAATTTTTTGATATCGTCGTACATCATGCCCTGCTCTCCCTGTCCGCATCTCTGCGCCTTTGAGAACGCAACCTGACCCTCTTGAGACGGTCTTTCTCCTGGCAGTCGTTGCAGCGCTTCTTCTGACGGCCGCTGCCTTTTGACCGGCGTAAGATCTCGCAGCCGCAATCAGCGCAGTGGTGTGGTTTCATGCCGCCCCACTTCGATAAGAAAGATCACGAATAACGTTGGCGCCGATGCTGCAGAACGCTTCAATCGTTCCAGTCTCGCCATTGCGGTTTTTATCAACGCCGAACTCGATCAATCCCTTGACCTTCTCAAGGGCGTCCTGACGCTTGGCTTCCTTGTCTGGGTTGTCCTCCTTGTTGCGGAGGTAGTATTCCGGACGGAACGGGAAGATGATCAAAGAGGCGTCTTCCTCGATCGTTCCAGAATCGCGCAGGTCGGACATGGTCGGGCGCCGGTTGTCGCGCCCCTCTACTCCACGGCTGAGCTGGCAAAGAGCAACCATGGAAACGTCCAATTCGTCGCCAAGCTCGGATAGAGCTTTCGAGATCTTGCGAACCTCGTCGTATCGGCTTTTGCAGTTTGGTGGCGGGTTTACGAGCAGCATGTGGTCGACAACGATTGTCTCAAGACGCTGGCCGGAACGGTCAAACTCATTGGCGAACTTGCGGGCGTTGACGTAGATGTCGGTCAGCGTCATGCCGCGCTGCTCGTGGATCATTAGCGGAAGATCTTTGAGGCGATTCCTGGCGTCCTCCAGCCGGCGCACGTCGATATCCATCTCGATGCGCTTGCGCATGATGTCCTGGTAGTAGATCGGTCGGTCATGCCGGAAAGCCAGATCGGTCAGCAGTCGAGACCCAAGCTGCTCGCCAACCATTTCGAGACTGAAGAAAGCTGTTGGATGTCCGGCCATGGCGCCGCGAAGAACTGCGGACGTCGCGATCGCCGATTTACCCATGCCGGGACGGCCGGCGATGATCGTCATCTGACCTCGCGGCCAGCCGCCGATCAGGTTGTCGAGCGCTGTTAGTCCGGTTGTTGGCCAATCAGGGCTTTCGCCCCGCATGTGGGCAAGCGCGATTTCTGCGGCGCCTTCCGCGTCGTAGGTTCGAAGCTTGCCGGTGCGGAGCTTTGCAAGAACCTCGTCAATCGCCATAGCGGCTTCCTGAGCGGTTTCTCGCGTTGTCCGGTAGGATGATCCACCCAGGCATGCTTGAAGCTGGTTGGCGGCCCTCTGGAGCGCGATCTTGGATGAATTATCCGCCAGGGCGTCAATCAAAGATTCAATCGAACTTACCCATGCACCGTCAAACCCTGAGTTGACGATGTTGCGCAGGTACTGCCGGACGGTCAGTCCAGGCTCGATCTCGGTTTTGTTTCCAATCGCGTCGGCGACGAGCTCCACCGACGGGTTGCGTTTGTCATCGTGCAGCGACTGCATCAGGCTGATGATCTGTTGGTGCAGAGGTTCGGTGACGTCGTCGATCGAAATCTGCGAAATCATCGGCATGTATCGCGCAGGCTCTGCCAAGCCGTAGGCGATAACCGCCTGCTCGACGTCGATGGCTTGACGCGTCAAGTCGGTCCGTTCGCCAGCGTATTTGAAATCGGATTGCTTGGGCTCGAAGTTCACGATCACGATCTCCCGTTGAGGATCGAGTCCATGAACGCGTCACGGGAAGCATCTTCGACGGATTGCTGTCGCGTCTTCGGCGCCGACTGCTTGCCGCTGTACGAGCCGGAAGCGACCTTGTCGAAATTCTGGGGGCCGGCGAACCACGGCAGGCTTGCGGTGAAGCCTCGGTCGTTTTTGCCTTGCAGGAACGCGGAATCGTAAACCTTGCGCAGTGCCGACTCCCATCCATCGCGACCATGTTCGCGAAGTCGGGCGCGGATGTTTTTTTCCAGGCTGGGTGTCAGCTTCGGGCTGTTCGGCAATCCGACCTTGTCGGCAAGATCGTTCCATCGGGCGTGCGCCCAGCGCACGTCATCGGCCGAAGGCCCTATCTTCTTATTTGTTTCTTTGTTTCTTTGTTCCTTCCTTATAATGTTGCCCTTAACTTGCCCCTTAATTGCCCCTAACTTGCCAATCTCGCTTCCTTCAACTTGCCAATCTGAATTAGCCCCAAGCTGATAAAGTGAGTATTTACATATTGTTAGGACGCTTGCGAACTTGCCCTTTTTATTGCCCTTTTTAGACCGGGTTCTGTCCGAGTTCGGCAACGTTTCTGTTTTGACCCCATCCTGTTCGCCATTCGATCTAGTGATCATTCCCTCTTCTTCGAGCTGATCCAGGAAGTAGCGAACGGCCTTCGGCGTCCAATTCCAGCGGTCCGCCAACCACGAAACGGCACCTAGAAGTTGGCCTGGCTTGAGCTCCATCCGACGGCCATTGTTGTTCACCGAGCCGGCTCTGTACTGGCACTCCATGATGAGATCCATCCAGGCTTCCGACTTGGCGTACTGCGGACGCTTGTCGTCCATCGCTTTCGGTGCGCGCTGCCCGAAGCCAACAAGCCAGTGGTTGCGAATTTCACGGTTGATTGCGACGAAGCCGGCGCGGATTTTCTGCCAGTCTACGAACTCGCTCATCTGGTCTTCGTCGTCCTCGATCGGTGGTCCGCCATTCGCCGGGTAAGTTGAGCCGGCGCCGAACATGTCACTCTGATCGGGATGCAGAATTGTGCCGTAGTCCTGTTCGTAGCTTGTGTGTGAACTGTTGACAGAGCCACAAATTATGGTATCCATTGTCCCGTACCTTCAATCTTCGCTGCGTCTGCCGCCAAGCAATGTGCGCAGCCTCAAACCTCTAGGATGACCCCGGCCGGCCAGCCGGGGTTTATTCTTTTCAGGCTACTTTTCTGAGCGGAGGGAATACCGCGGAGCGATTGACGCTGTAGATCGTCGGTCGACGCTGAGGACCGTCCTTCGTCAATGGCCTGACCGTGTCGAACCCGTTCTTGCGAATGTCTCTCTCAAGCGCCTTCATTCTCATCGGCCGCACCTTTTCGAGACAGCAATACTCCTCGTAAAGCGTGTGCAGCAGGCGCCGCGGAATGTCTTGATCTTCCCCGTGTTCAACCAGCCAAAGAGCAAATGACTTGGTGCTGGCCCGCTTAGCAAAGACCGTCCCAAGCATTTCACGGCACTGCTTCCGCACGAAGCTCATGAGCTCACACGGCCATTCGAACGGCTCGAATTGATCCTCTTTAAGACCAAGTCGCTGCAGTGCCAGACCCATTGCGTCCAGGCTTTGTGTTGACATTCCAATTCCCCTCGCTATGCTCTGTCGCAAATCTCCTTTCAGTTTCACGCCATGAAACGATTTACGCCTCGACGGTTGCAGCCGCTCGAGGCGTTTGTATTTTCGGGTCTAATTGCTGTTTTTCTCGGCAGCCAAGCGCATCGCTCTTTCCTCGATCGGGCAAAAACATTGCTTTGCCATAGTTTCGATATTCACTGCCGCCAGCTTGCGACGATTGACGAACACCGGACGCAAAGCAGCCTTGGCGCCAACGGCGTAGCTGCTATTTGCGTTGATGATCATTCGCCAACCTCAAGAAAAATGGCCGGAGCGATGCCCCGGCCAAGTTGCTAGGGTCGCCTCAAGTGCGGTTGAGACGAAAGACAATCAACGACGCAGACATTTGTGTTGCCGCCCTACCAAGCCACGGCCAGCGCACCTGGCCGTGACCCTGGGTAGGAGAATCCTGCTCGTTCGGGCGGCAGGGCAGGGAGGACAGATGAACAGGCGCATGCCATTGCGGGATCGGAAAACCGCTAAGCATGATCGACGAACTTCGCAGTGCGTCGCATCTATCCTCCCGGCGCTATCGCCGAAGTGATTTGGTTGCAGGGGTCGGATTCGAACCGACGGCCTCCTGGTTATGAGCCAAGCGAGCTGACCGGACTGCTCTACCCTGCACACACAAATCCACGCATGGTGGTGACGCGTACAAACCACCAGCCGCGGGGCAACCAATCCGCATAAACGCGCGGATACAAAATCTGGAAACTCAGTCTGATAAGACTACCGAATCGACGTCCGATGCCACCTGATACCCGTTTGGATAAAGGTCCGGACGCAACTCGCCGGGATCCATTTGGGCTAGCCGAGCAAGCTCAAGCACGCGCTTCGATGGCACTCCATGTTTCTTCCAGTCGTAAATCGACTGTCGACACAATTTGAAGTGCTCACTTAGCCTGCCGACACCGCCAGCTTGCTTGAAAGCTCGATTGATAGCTTCGGTCATCATGTGTCCACAGTGGCCGGTTTTTCCTTACATGTCAACTATTGCTTTTTGTGTTAACCGGCATGTAAGTTAAAACCGTCGTTTTCGTCGGCAAATACCCGCGTCAGTGTTCCTGCGTAACAATTGATTGCAGGATGGCATGGACTTAGCGGATATCATCAAGGCCCGACGCGAAGCGATCGGTCTTTCTCAGGTCGAACTGGCTGAAAAGCTTGGCGTTTCCCGCCAAGCTATAAGCGACTGGGAAAACCGCAGGGGATTTCCGCGTGCTAGAAGATTTAAAGACTTGGAAAGAATTCTTGGCCTGGAGAGGGGGTCCATCGACACTTTCTCCTTGCCGGGTGTCATAAAGTTGCAACAAAATCCCTACTCGGTGGATAATGCATCAAAATTCATCCCAGTCATAAATCTAAGCGACATCACATCCGAGGGACCAATGCGGCATGAGTCTCGAACGGCTATACCTGTCGAATCTGAATACCCAGAAGATTGTTACGGCGTTTTAATTGAAGACCAGTCGATGGCTCCAGATTATGTGCCTGGAGACATCGCTATCGTAAGCCCATCAATACCGCCTCGTGACGGCGATGATGTTGTTGCCACCTACAACGACAGCCCGGTGCTGCGTCGATATAGGCCAAGGGGAAATGCCTACGATCTCGTCCCCTTGAGCTCTGACTATCTCACCGTAACAATAAATGACGACCAGCCAGGCATGGTTTTGGCAACTCTAATTGAGCACCGCAGACGCAAATGGCCGCGGCGCCCATAAAACTTTTGGACAAAATGTAAGGAAAAACTTGACGTAAGGTTTTAACCTGACATATGCTGACGGAAAGGTAAGGTTCCGCCACGCAATATGTCAGGTATTTTCATGGCCGACGTCATAACCAGCGAATTCCTTGAAACGATACAGAAGCGGCGCGCCAAGCAGCGCAATGCGCTTGTCGATGAGATCGCGACAACCAGCGATCTTGGAAGGAAGGCCGTCCTTCAAAACCAAGTCGACGACATCGAAGCAGTTTTCAACCGCACAGCTCGCATGATGCGCCTCGTTCACGGAGCGCGCTTATGAGCTTTTCATTTGACATTGAAGATCTTGATTACGAGTTCGCGCCAGGCCAATGGCTGCCGAATGCCATGAGCGGCGAAGTCAGCATTTACGTCGACAACCGGTGTGATCTGAACTGGTGTGTCGAAGAACTGACGATCACCACGACTGCTGGCTCCACGTCATTCAAAGACTTCGACAAGTGCAGAATGGCAGAGCGTGCCATCCATCGCTGCCCCGACACCTACGAGCGTTTGATGCTGAAGCTTGCGCAATACCAGCGCGAGCCTCGCGACACGTATTTCGATGCCGGCGCCGACCGCTTGCACCCAATTGGAGCATGAAATGATTGAACTAGGCCAACACGACGAAATCAAGTGGAACGGTCGCAACGTCGGCATGATGTACCGGAATGAGGACAAATCTATGACCTTCGTTCCAGCTTTCGAATACCAAAATAAAGCCGAGAAATTCACGACGGACGATTGGGATGAATTCAAGTCCGCCGTCGGCAAGTATTTCGAAGAGCCTCAGCGCATCCAAGAGGTTGCCGTAGTCAAAAACGGCGCCGCACCAGCAGTTCAATCCGAAGCTACGCACGTTTCCGTGCAAAGCGACACTTCCGCCCTAATGGCTTTGATCGAGCGTGCCGCTCGCGACCCAGAAGTAGATTTGGATCGCATGGAGCGTCTTTTCAGCATGCACGAAGCCATGAAGAGCAAGCAGGCTGAAGTCGCATTTAAAGACGCCATGGCTGCGGCCCAGTTCGAAATAGGCCCGGTCGTTGCCAAGAAGAGGAATGACCAGACGCATTCAAAGTATGCCGATCTGGCTGCCATCCTGGAAGTCGCCCAGCCGATCATTGCCAAGCACGGCCTTTCGACTTCGTTCGGCACAGAACCTTGCGACGTTCCAAACCACTATCGCGTCACCTGCGAAGTTTCGCACGGAGGTTTCTCGAAGACCTACAAGGCCGACATTCCGATGGATGGCACGGGTCTGAAGGGCAACGCCAACAAGACAGCGACGCACACGTTCGGCTCCACGATGACCTACGGCCGGCGCTATCTGTTTTGCATGATCTTCAACATTGCCACCGCCGACGACGACGGCAACGCGGCCAGTGCGAAGCGGCCGGCGACAATCAGCGAAAAGCAGATCGACGAAATGTACGATCTCATCGCCGAGACCGGTACAGACATCGATGGGTTCCTGAAGACCGGAAAGCTGGAGCCTCTTGGAGAAGACCGCGGTCCTGCCGCCATCAAGGAGCGTCTAGCAGTCATTCATGCGGTGAACTTTGCGAACGCAATGACGATGATCCGTAAAGCCCACGCAAACCGCATGAAGAAAGCGAAGCAGGCCGAGACGGCGAATTAAGCGAGTAAGTCATAGAGATCCACAGACAGCAATGCCTAGCCGCTAGGGCTGTGGAGGATGGGAAACCATCGTGGTCGCTAGGGACTATCAGCAGGGGAATACCTGCCGGGGACGCCGCCGGTCTAACAAAGACACTAGCAGGCTCCGTAGCTGGCCTTCGGGCGCGATACGACGGACAAACCTGCGATGACGTGACAGCTCGGAGAGTACGGCACATGATTTTAGAGAGAAGGACCAAGCAGCATGAAAGCGCGTGAAATCTATAGCGCTCAAGAGGATCAGAACTGCGACTTGCGGTGGTCTTTTGCAGTTGGTTGCGATGGCGTCACGAGCATTGAGCATGAGGTCGAGAATTACGGGGACCATGGCCTTGCATGGTTTCACATAAAGCGCGGCGATGTGCTGTGGCAATCGGTGTCTGCAAAGACGACAGGACGTGTTGTCTGGGATGAACCGGAAGTTGCGCCACTGTAGAATTTAGAGCCGGCTAGCAGGCTAACAAACATTTCGGCCCTTGGATCGTAGAGAGAGAAAAGGATCACCGAAATGATGCTGAGACGGGAGCTAGCACCGTCTTGGACAGGCATGGGGTTGGTCGCTCGAACGGTGGTTGCGCGCAATGCACCAGTAGAGTGAGGCCACAAGCGGGGCGGCGCTGCGAATGCAGAAACTCCCGGCCCCCTGCTGATATTTTGGAAAAGAGGCCCAGATAAATGGATGCTGAAACCATCGACCCAACTGAAGCCACCGATCTCGTCGTCATTACTGGTGACGCGTTCACCATCTTCTCGACGGAACGCGAACCGGACGTAGAGCATCCGATTGACAAGATCCTGAAGCCTCTTCGTGACGCGATCGACAATTTCAACGCCGACGTTGAAACAAAGGAAGGCCGCGCAGCAATGCGCACCTTTGCAGCCCGCATCTCGTCAGCCAAAACGCGCATCGAGGAAAAGGGAAAAGAGGTTGCCGACGAGCAGAAGAAGATACCAAAGAGGATCGACGCCACTCGTCGATACGTCAAGGAAACCATGGACACCTGGCGCGATGAAGTGCGCGCGCCTCTCACCGCATGGGAAAAGGCCGAAGAAGATCGTGTCGAAAATCTCAGGTCGCAGCTTGGTTGGTTAGAGCAGGCCGGCAGCGAAGTGCGTGAACTGACGCCAGATGAGTTTGCCGAAAGAATCAGCGAAGTGCAGCGCGTGGACACTTGCGAAGACGCCTTTGCTGAATATGCGGAAGCCGCCGAGGAATTGAAAGAAAGGGCACTATCGCATCTCAATGAACAGCACGCGAAGGCGGTCAAGCGCGAAGCCGAAGCAGCAGAACTCGCAGAACTTCGCAAGCAGAAAGAAGAACGTGAGAAGCTGGAAGCCGAAGCCGACCGAAAGGCAGAGGAAGAGCGCCGCGCGAAAGAAGCGGCAGATGCAGCCGTTGCCAAAGAGAGGGAAGCAGCAGCCCAGCGCGAGCGCGATCTGATCGAAGCCAAGGAGCGAGCGGAAAAAGCCGCCGCCGAGGCCGCAGCCAATGCCAAGCGCGAAGCTGAAGAAGCAGCCGAAAAGCAGCGCACCGAAGACGCCAAGCGTGCGGCCGACAAAGAACATCGCCGCAAGATAAACCGCGCCGCCGTCGCTGCCATTGTTGCTAACGGTCTATCGGAAGGCAACGCGCAGGCTGTTGTTTCAATGATCGCCGCCGGAAAAATTCCGGCCGTGACGATCAACTATTGAGGGGATGGCGATGTCTGAGCAGGATTCTTTCAACAGGCAGGTAGTGGTCGCAGCGCGACGCGTAACCAAGGCAGCAGGTATGGAAAACATGCCGCTTCTTGAAGCCATGGATGAGCTGGCAAGTATGCTGGAATCCAACGTCAGTAGCCTCGACGATTTGGCTGAAAAGCTTGATCCAACACTACTCGAACATATCCAGGATTAGTCGGCAATGAATACCACCAAAAAGCGCCGCTGTCCGAACTGCGGAAAGGTGGTTATTGGCCACCCAAACAAGAAGTTCTGCAAACAAAAATGTCGGGACCGCTATCACAACGACCGCAATCCGCGAGGCTTCTTTTCCCATCTAAACCAGAACAGCCCAGATTATTACGCTGATGATGATACGCATCCATTTGACAGCGATGCGCTTGGGCAAGACTGAGCGGAATTGAGAGGACGATACCAAGTGAGCATCTATGTTTTTGCCTACTATACGCACGACGCAGGAGGCTTTCAGAACGATGAGCAGTCAAAAAGAGGTTGAGCGCGCATTCCCGCTTTGCGTATCGCATGCCTTTCAGCATTTCGACCAGGGAATGAGCTTGCGTGACTGGTTCGCTGGTCAGGCATTGGTTGGGATTGTCGGCAAGGAGAAATCCGGAAATGTTCCGCCAAGAGATGCTGCGGATAGAGCGTACGCCTATGCCGATGAAATGCTTCGCATGAGGGAGGCGCTCCGTGAAGATAATTGACTGCGAACAAGGCACACCTGAATGGAACGCTGCCCGAGCAGGGCGCGTCACAGGATCTCGCGTTGCAGATATCATGCGGCGCACGAAGTCCGGCGTCAGCGCATCCAGGAAGACCTACATGGGCCAGCTCGTTGCTGAGCGCTTATCGGGATTCCAGACGGAAGGCTTCACCAGCAAAGAAATGCAGTGGGGCAAGGACAACGAGCAACTTGCCGTCGATACCTACTCGTTCATGCACGGTGTCGATCCGGTGAAAGTCGGCTTCGTCATTCATCCCAAGATCGACATGTCCGGCGTGTCACCTGATCGGCTGATCGGCGACGACGGCATGCTTGAGATCAAGTGCCCGAACACTGCCACCCACATCGACTCGCTTTTGGGTAAGGCAATTGACCCAGACTACGTCTCGCAAATGCAGTGGCAGATGGCGACGTGCGAGCGCGATTGGTGCGACTTCCTATCGTTCGATCCTCGGCTGCCGGCCGAAATGCAATTGTCGATAACTCGAGTGAAGCGAGATCCAATCCGCATTGCTGAAATGGAAAAGGCTGTGCGGGACTTCGTATCCGAACTGGACGACATGGTCGAAGATCTCAAGAGCCGGTTCATGCCGCAGGCAGCGGAGTAAGACCATGTTCGATGCCGTTGCATGGCTCAAAGAAAAGGAAGTGGTGCACGAAGGCAAAAGCTTTCTGTTTCCGCACGGCCGTGAACTGGGATTGAAGACTGTTGAAGCTATCCAGCGCCGGATGAAGCGCTTGGTGGCGCCGAAAGCATGCCCACACTGTGATTGCAAGATCGACTTTGAAAACCCTCGCTCGACTCCTCAGCTTCGCAGGTACTTCGCGATGCTTCGAGCGTTTTTGCAGAATTGGCCTTCGAAACACCCTGAGCAGTTCGACAGCGAATACGATTTCCGCAAGTGGATTCAAATGAAGGCCGGTCCTGAGTATCGCGAAGTTAGCAGCAGATACCCGATCAACAACATGTCTCACGGGCTTGCAGTAATGCTTGTGAAGGCCGGCGTTGAAGCGGTTGATGGGTATGCATATCCGGTCGTCTACAACGGTGAAATAGTTGTCTTTAAGCCAAAGTCGATTGCCTACGAGAAGATGCAACATCGTGATTTTTGCAGACTGTGCGACGACGTAGCCGCTGCATTCGAGTCAGAGACAGGACTGATTGCCAAGCAGGTTTTCAAAGAAACTGAGGATGCAGCGTAATGGCCACCGAGATCCCACGCGAGCATGTGCTTGGCAATTTCAAGCCGTCGAAGTCAGCCAGGCTGAAGGCCAAGCGCACTAAGAAGCCGGCAGCAGCCAAGCGCCCAGGGATGTCCGAGGATCACTTGGTGGACGTCCGCAAGTTGCCATGCTGCGCCTGCCTCAAAGTCCCGTCCGGCGAAGCACACCACTTGAAGAACGGAACTAACGAACGTGGTGCCGGCATGCGTTCGACAGACAAATGGGCTGTCCCATTGTGCCGGGACCACCACGAAGAAATCGAGCGTGTTGGCTCCAGGAATGAGCCGGCACAGTTTGAGAAGTGGGGCTTTGACGATGCTCTGCAGCTTGCCTCCGATCTATGGCGATCGCGCGGTGATGTTCCGAAGATGACGCTGATTGTTTTGGCGCACCGGAGGGCGTGCAGGTGAGTGGTTTTCCTTTCCCTGCCAACTCCTATGAGGCGGGCTGGAGCGTCCAGACAGTCGTTGCTGCCAGTGCCTTGGCGGGGACCACCTATCTAGGTGGGGCATTGAACAGGGGGCCAAGCGCGACATCTCCAGCACCAACTCTTGAAGGCTGAACATGACCGATACCGACAAGGAGGCTTTCAACGAATTCTGGAACGAATTTAACC